GATGCCCGGAAGAATGCGCTCCACGTCAGCCCCTGCTGTCGTCATGGCCAACAAGAACTCATTGATGGGCGCAACCAGGCTGTCCGGCAGATTCTGACCCCGCTCCGCCAGGACCTCGATCAGCTTGGCCTGTTCAGCGGCCCAGGACTTCTGGAACTCCTCCGAACTGAGCCGCAGGCTGGCAATCACCTTGTTGCGGGTCTCCGCATCGGCCCCGACCAGCTGCTCAATGAGAGGAGCGGCTTGCGGCCCAAGAGCTGCGAGCTGAGCCACCACATCGGCGGGAAGCTCTCGGGAGAGCTTGAGCAAGTTCTCCGACCAGTTCTGAATCGACTCAAACGTGCGGTCGAATTCGGCCACCCACTCATCCAGGGACACCGACGTGACCTCTACGAAGTCCTCGAAGGATTCCCCGGTCTCCTCCACCTCGGCCCGGGTCGCTTCCCACTCCCGTCGAGCTGCCTCATTGGCCCGCTCCACCGCACGCTGCCAGATGTCCAGCGGGCCCGCATCGAATGCGGCCAGGCCAGTCCGGAAGTCTTCGGTCAAGGTGGCCAGATTCGCCGCGAGGTTGGCGGCGGCAGCCCCAGAGAGCCCCAAGTTGTTGGTGAAATTTTCAACGTCTTTGGCGGCCTGGTCCAAGCTGTCCGACAAGGCGAAAGCGCCCAGAGCCGCACCGCGTTCGGCCTCTTCGATGCCCTCCAGGGCCCCCCACAGGGCCTGGTATGCTTCGATCTCCGCCTCGACCCCCGGAGTAAGCAGGAGCGTCCCGAGTTCGTTCAGGCGCTCGCTGACGATCCCCAGGGCTTTGTCCACGCCATCCGGTCCGGAGAGTGTCGTCCCAAGACTTCGAACGGTCTCCAGGAAATCTTCCAGACGGTCAGGAGAGATGCGGTCCAGGACGGCGGGGAGGTCCCGCTCCCAGAACAGTAGGACGCTCTCCTTCTGAGTCTTGGACAGTTCCTCCAGGGAGGCCCGGATGACCTCGATCCGCTTCGTGATCACTTGCTCGTCAATGGCGAGCGTCATCTCCCGGAAGGCATCTGTCGCTTCGCCGAGCTGATCCGTGTACTGCCTCACCCCCTCCGAAGCAGAAGACGCAGCCCGCCCACTCTCCCCAAGTGCGTCGTTGATGCGATCCTGTGCTCGGGCGGCCTGCTGAGCCGAGCGGATCTGGTCCTGCTGCGACTTGTCCAGGTTCCCGAACCCGATGGTAATTGTGTCGATAGCCTGGCCGGTCTCCCGGTACCGCTGGGTATCTTCCAGGAGCGCTTCGCGGAACGCCTGGACACCGCCCACAGAGCTGGCCATGCTGCGCCCCAGCTCCTCGGCCGCACTCCGGGCACTCATCAGCGACTGGACGAAGCCGACAATGGCCACCGTGACCAACGTGGTGGCCAGGCCCGCCAGGCCCCCACGTAGCGTTGCCAGAGACGCCCCCGCCGCACGAGTAGCCGCCCTCATCACCGTGAAGCCAGAGGCCGCCTGTCGGGCGGCCTGCCCCGAAAGCTGCATCGAACGGGCGTTGGCTTCCGCTGCCGCACGGGACGCCTCCGACGCCAAGGCCAAGCGCCGCTGGGCCCGCTCATTCAGGCGCGCCACACCCTCCGCAGTCGCGCCTGCCTGGCGCAGTCGTTCGGCCGAGCGCTGAGACACTTCCCCGAGCCGCTGGTAGCGGTCCGCCGTCTGCTGCAACTGGTCACGGCTGGCCCGGAGTTCTGCCGACTGGCGTCGGAGGGCTTCCACGCTCCGCCGGGACGCACGAGCAGCGGTCAGCTCCGAGCGGGCCGACTCGGCGATGATGCGCCGTCGCTCGAAGAAGGAGGCGTTGGAGTTGCTGAGCACCTGTCGCTGCTGCTCTACGGCCTGACGGTATTCAGCAGACGCCCGGCTGGCAGCCGTCTGGGCGCGACTGGCACCCTGAAGTGCGGCGGTGTACTGCCGCGAAGACTGCCCGGCCTGCTGTTGGGCCTGGTTCACTCGCTCCTGGGCCGCGGCCACCCGAGCATTCGCCGCCTGCATGCGACGCTGAGCTGCCGCAACTTGGTCCGTCGCGGCAGCTGCGCGCAGGGAGCGCCCCTCGGTGCCGGACAGGGCCCGGTTCAGGTCTCGCAGCGACTGGAAGAAGCTCGTACTGGACTGCCCGGCCTGCTGCTGCGTCTGCACGATGGCCCGCGTAGCCCGGGTCATCCCCAGGGCGGCCACCCGAGCGGCCAGGAAGGCTGCCGCGAGACCCGCGAGGATGACACCCAGTGAAGCCAGTGCGGTCAGCGCCCCCTTGATCCCACCCGGGAGTTCGTTGAACCCGTCCACGACGGCAATGACCGCCTCGGCGAAGGGCCGGAACACCTGGAGGGTAGCTCCGCCGAGCTCGGCAATCAGCACGTCCAGGGCGCCCTTCAGGCGCAGCAGGGCCGTCTGGGCGGTGTCGAAGGCGATGGCGGCCTGGCGCGTGGTCTCTTCCCCCGCGTCGAAACCCGCGAACGCCTTGTCCACCTGGTCGATCACCAGGGCCAAGTTGCCCGAGGCCCGGGACAGCAGGTCGATGTCGCGAACGGAGTTGATCCCCAGGGCGCGAATGGCCTTCTGGACATCGCCACCGGCCTGCTGGATCCGGTTCAACCCCTCCAGGAAGCGCAAGAAGAAGGCGTCGGGATCGGTATCCTGAAGTCTTCGCAGCTCATCCGTGGTTCCCCCCATGATGATGCCGAGCTGCTGCGCGATCTCGCTCCCCTCCTCCATGGCGGAGTTGAGGGTGTTGAAGACCCGGGTCACGCTGCCCCGGGCAAGCTCGGGGCGAATCCGGACGCTGGCCAAGGCAGAGGCGAAGCCACCGATGAACTGGATGGACAGCCCGAACTGGGTGCCCATGGTGGTGACCTGCTCCAGCAGGCGCAACACCTCTTGTTCCGTGGAAGCGGACGAGACACCGAGCAGGGACACCATCGAGGCCAGGTTCCGCACCTCAGACACAGGCAGATCGGCCATCTCCCGGATGCGCCCGAACATCAAAGCCACCTGATCAGAGGCAATGCCGGTGACCCGGGAGAACTCGATGACCACGCGCGTCAGGCTGAGCAGGGAATCGGAGCCATGAACGCCGGTCTGCGCCAGAAGCTGGGCAACCCGGGCTGTTTCCTCGAACGTGGTGGGAAGTTCCAGGGACAAGGTGATCAGGCCGCGCTCGAACTCGCGCAGGGCTTCGCCAGACAGGTTCAGCACTCGGTTGACGTCCGCGAATGCCTGCTCGTGTGCGGCGGCCACCCGGAAGGCCCCGGTGACCATGCTTTCCAGCAAGGTCACTGCGCGCTGGAGACTGCTGGCGTACACCGACAAGGCGTTGTCCATGGACAGCATGGACGAGTTCATGGCGTTCAGACCCGTGACGCTACCCCGCAGGGAGCGCTCAAGGCGCTCCTGGGCCAGCGCCAGGCGTTCCGACTCCTGCGCCAGGCGCTGCTCCGCGAGCGCCGCATTGCGCGCCTGCTGCTCTAGTCTGCGCTCCTCCAGTGCCACCCGTCGCGTCTGAAGTTCCCGGCGCCTCCGACGCTCCTCCAGGACTGCCTCCTGGTTCGCCGTCAGCCGAGTAGACCGCTGCGCCCCGGTCTGTGCTGTTACCAGGTTGCTGATGGACCGGATCAGTTGCTGGTAGGAGGCATTGACCCGGTTCAGCCGCTCCAAGTCACCCGGGCGCAGCAAGCTCACCGTTCCGGACTGCCCCCGGATGGTCGCCATGGCCCTGCCCAGGCGTTCCACGTTGCGCACGGCGGCCTGGCTGCGATCGCTGAGCAGCTTCAGGGAGTCGCTATACCTGCGAGCGGCCGTGGCGCTGGTGCCATAAAGGTTGGTGGCCCGACGGACGGAGTCTCCAAGCCTGCGGTGCAGTTGCTCGACCCGGGAGATGGAAGTTTCCAGGTTCCGCATGGCACGAGCCATCTCGGCACTTGCCTGAGTGGAATCGCGAGCAGCCCGGCGGAAGCCCGCCAGATTGACGCTGATGCGCGCCGTTGCCTCGAACCGGGCCACCGTCCCCTACTTCCTCTCCGTGTAGCACTCGTGCCGAGAGGGGAGTGCTTCGCCATCCCAGACGTTGCGGGGTACTACGAACTTCGTCTCCCCGGGGGCCTTCTTCTTGGCGTCCTTGTTTGCCTTCTCCAGCTCGGCGCACCCATAGCATGTGGTCGAGTCCACGTCGAACACGATCTCCCGGCGCGTGGAATGCCCCCACCACATGGGAGTCCCGCACCCCTTGCACGTCTCGGACTCCAGCAGGGTCAAAGCCATGGACAAGGCGCGGTTGCGTTCATCCGCCCAGCCGCTCTCCGTTCCGAGGAGGAAGGTGACCGGGGGGACAGACCAGCTACGCGCCGTCTTCAGAGCGGTCACCACCCAGCGATTTTCCGCCCAGGTCAGAGCCTCGGCCAGGAAATCCGGCATCGATCCGGTCCGCCCAGGACTTGGAGGAATCCAGGGCCCGGGTCAGTTGGTTCAGCAGGCGCAGCGACTGAGATCCATCCAGGGACTCCATCAGCTTTGCGTACCCCGCCCGGTCGGGAGCGGGAAACTCCCGGCCATCTCCAAGCGTCAAACCCGTGCAGTAGGCGGCGGCATAGGAGACAAGGATGTGCCGAGTGCGCAGGGTCAGCATCTCGGCGTCGTTCTCGTCAAGGCTCCCGTCGTGTAGCTCCCGAAAGCTCTTTTCGGCCTGGTTCGTCACGGCGGCCAGCTTCTCCGGAGTACCCACCCGGAACAGCAGAGTCACCCCGCTCGCCTTCACGCGCTGGTCCAACTCTTCGATCTGAGGCTCCAGTGCGTTCGCTCGCTCCTCGATCTTCGCCAGCTTCTCGGAAAGCTCTTCTGCCGTGTCGTCCACCAGGGAGGTCGCGCCTGACTCAGACCGTGCGCGCAGCGCACGCTCGATCTTTCGCCCCTCCTCCACGAGGTCGTCGTACTCATCAGCGAGCTGGACCAGCTTCGTCCCGCTCTCCTGGTCCAAGTACACCGTGTGCGTGAAGCTGGGGAATGTGGACTTCCCCTCGATGTAGTCAGCAAGGGAGAAGGTGTCGGGTCCGGGGATTTTGACTTCGGCTTCAGGTGTCATGGGGGACAGTCCTCTTGTGCTGTGTGCCGGACCCCCGGGCGAGGGTCCGGCACACAGGGTATGTGATCCGCTACAGGCGGAGACGTCAGCTGCCGCAGGGATCGCCAGGGCAGCCCGCTGGGCAGACGTCAACCTGCACAATGCCGTCCGAGGACTGACCCTGGGCGTAGAACGTGATCTCCATCTGGATGGGCGCCGTGGCGTCGTTCAGGATGTTCGGGTCGCCCGAGAACACCTTGAAGACCGTCACCCAGTCACAGGTCTCCGCCTCTGGGTCACGGCGCGGGTGTCGGGCGATCCGCTGCACCAGATAGCCGGAGCGCAGGGGCTTCCGGAACAGGGCCATCACGTCGTTGTAAATCGACGGATCGGTGTCCCGGTCCTTGTTGGGGTCTCGGTCCAGGAAGAAGTTGAGGGTGGCCTCGTAGTTCTTCGTGGTCGGGTTCGCCACCGCAGCGTCGTCGCACAGGCCACGTGTGTCATCCGTGTCACGGTCGGTCCAGCCGAGCGTGAAGTCCGTGGTCATCGCGCAGCTGATGTTGAGACCTGCGTTGATCTCTTCGGAGGTGGGACAGTCGATGTCGGCGAAGCCGTTGCCGTACTCCCCGCAGTAGTCCTCACCCTGCGGACCATCGTCCACCCACCACACGGTGATGGACGGCGGAAGCATCTTTACCTCAGCGATGACGGCCACATCCCTTCTTCATCGCTCCGGCGCCCAGCGGGGTGAACGAGGGGATCACGACCCACTTGCACTGAGTAGCCATTAAGTCACTCTTAGTGTACGCGGGAGAACGCAAGGTGGGGTGACCCACTCGCGCGGAGGGTGAGTCGGCTAGTGGGTAACACGGTCCGCCAAACCCAAGGGGCCGGGGTCACGCCCCCACTCGACGGGCACGGGCTCGCGCGTTCACACAGGTCCGGCAGCGGCGCTTCCCGTCACCGCCCAGGATCGTGTTCACCTGGTCATACGGGTGACCTTGCGGGCAGTGAGTCTTGAAGGCGTTGGGGACCGCCTCGGGTTCCAAGTCGTCCTGGACGACCCGCCCGGAGAAATACATGGCCTTGTAGAAGCGGGCGTCCACGCCCAGTCCGTCTGGGTAGGGGTCGCGAATTGTCGCCACACCACCTTCTTCAAGCATTCCGTGCCCTGGAGGAGTCCAGCCACGCAAGATCCGGCGACACTCATCTTCCAGGCGCAGCAGCGCCATGCCGGTAGGGGCTACCGTTTCCACAATGAATCGGCCGCGCATGATACGAGAATCCGTGCCATCCGGTCCACACAAATCACCGGGTTGTTCGGCACCTGTCTCCTCGTTGAGCTGACCGAACCAGAGGATCACGAAAGGTTTTACGAGGCCCGTTGGATCCTTGGGTACATGAGTAGATTCCGGAACCCCCTCCAGGAAGACTCGCGTGTTCGGGAGGCCCTGGTCAAGGCGCTTCAGGATCGCTACCTGCCAGTCGAATACTGTCATCGACCCCCCCAGCGCTTCTTGAGATCATTGAAGGCAATGTCGAAGGATTCCGCCACGGCCATCATCGGCTTGATTCCGCGCGAAGTTCCAAACTCCTGGAACTTCGCGTAAAAGGGATCGTCATTCAGCCAACCGAACTCAATCGAGGGGTTGTCGGAGCTGAAGTCTTCCTTCCCAGTGACATGGCGAATCATGTACCCAGTGTCAACGCGAGAACGTGCCCTCACGTTTGTTTTCGCTTGTGTGGAAACAGCGTTGAGATCGCTGATAATCTGCCAGCGCCATGCATTGAGCTGCGCCACCGCGAAAGCCTCCAGCCCCGGCCCCTGTGGGCGGGGATTCCCGTAATAGCGCAAAGGGGACGAAGGCAGTCCACGATACGCCCACTGGGTACGAGCCATCAGATCTCCTCGGGTGGGACGGGTTCCCCCTGGTAGGGGGGCGGGAGGAGCTGCGGGTGAGCCGCATCCACATCACACAGGAGATTGCGGACCCAGGCATTGGACGACATCAAGGGATTCCTGATGTGGAAAATGTGGTGAGTCAGCTCCATGTCCGGAGGTGATTCCAGGACCCGGAGAACGTCGTCTGCGTGAACGGGTGGACACATCCTGATGGGGACCTGGAATCTCAGCGCGTGCTGCACTCCGTAGTCTCCACGAATGGTCTTCGACCGTGCACGCCAATCCTTGTTCGTAACCCCTCGTCCGGGCCCCCGGTAGAGAAGGCACATTTTCGGGTAAACGGGGTCATCATAGTCTGGACCAGTGTCCACCAGGCCGCCCGTCTCCGGGTCCCAGCTGTAGTGTGCACCATCTCCTGACCTGCGGAAAATCTCGCACACTGCATTCATGTGCCCGATGGGCACAGACCGCTGGTGCCAGGCCCAGCGGGGATCCAGGCCCCGGCGCCTCAACAGGCTACTCATGACCCACCCCCGGGGTCAGGCTCTTCGCTGTCTTCCTCGGCATCACGACCGACCATGAGGTTTCGGGCCTCGTAGGCGGCCACCACTTCCACGCGGGTGCTGTTCGGAGTCAGGGATCGCACGCGTACCTGCGCTCCGGGAATGACGGTTTCCTCCCCATCTGCATTGATGACAAGATTCCGCCCTTCCCAGGAAATATCTAGGTTGGTCACCTGCTCAGCCATGAACCCTCCTTAGACCCAGCGCCCGAATCCAGCCCCGTGGTCGTAGCTGCCACAACCGCAGCCTCCACCCGAACCCCATGACCCACAGGCACAATAAGGAAATCCACGCCAGTTCCCCCCAAGGCAGTCGATTGGATAAGGCTGGAAATCCACGATGGCGAATCCGAAGCATTCGTCTTGTGCTTTTTCCTCATCAGCATCCGCCCCTGCCTTCAGATCTGCCGCTGCGCGCAGTAGGGCAGAAGCCAGCTTGGCGCCGTCCGTCTGTAGGTCTTCGGTTTGGATAACTTTAGCGATCAGACCTTCAGATACCGCAACGGCGCGAAGTGCGTCTGAGGCGGCCCACTTGATTCGAGCCGTGGAAGACGTCGCCGACCTGTACAAGGACAGAAAAGCGTCGATGTGGGCATCGGAGAACAGGTAGGAGGGGATCCCTTCTCCGCTGAAGTCCACCTGCTCAACGTCAGGGATGAGCGAGCGCACCCGCCCTCGCTCCGTGGCGAATGCTGGGGGGTACACATCGACGCTCATGCACTAAGAGTACCCACTCGATCACGGAAGGTACGGTGTCTCCATGCCTTACCGCATCAGTCAGCGAGGGTCCCGGTACTGCGTCCTGAAGCAGGACGACGACCGCAACATGGGCTGCCACGACACCCGGGAAGACGCACTGCGCCAGTTGCGCGCCCTGCACGTCAATGAGGCCGATGCCGTACTCCAGCGCCTGAAGGCCCCACTGAGTCAGCCCTGAAAACGGCAGGACCCCCGCCGGGGAGGTCGGGGGTCCTGTTGCAGGCGGAATGTACCATCCGCCTGGCGTTGCTACTTCTTGGTGTCCTTGGCGCTCTTGGTGTCGGGCTTCGCCGGGGCCTGAGTCGCCTGAGTCCCGGTCTGGGCCTGAGCCAGAGCCGACTTCTTCCGCTCGGCCTCCAGCTGCATCTCCAGCTCGGCATTGGCCTTCTTGGCGGCCTCCAGCTGGGCCCGCATGTCGGCATCCGCCCGAGTCTGGGCCTGCGAGCGGATCTGCGATCCGGACAGGGCGGGATCGGCGCGGAACGGCGTGGGATCGCCGTTCAGCTCCACCTCGTCCGGCACGCACTCGCAGCCCGTGCCGTTGGAGACGGCCACTGCCGAGTTGTCGATACCGGCAGCGCCCAGGATCGTCCGGACACGGTACTGGATGTCATCGTGGCTGAAGCTGCCCTCGAAGGCGGAGATTTCGCCACCGCCGATGGAGCGACCCGTGTCTCCCATGACGCGAACCTCAGGGGACTCGTGGCCCCGGAGGAAGGCGGTCACGATCGCCGGACCTCGGTCGGTGGCGCCACCGGCAGGAACCAGGTACCAGGTGGTGGCGGCGTTTTCCGACTGGTCGATCAGCGGCAGCCACTCAGATTCGACCACGGTGAAGCGGCCCGCGATCGGAGAGGCGACGTTCATTCGGATCTCGTTGCCCTGCGCGTCCGTGGTCACCCGCGTGTACGTGGTGGCCTGAGCGATCTCACGCGCCGTCAGGGCCAGCGAAGGCGGAACGACGAGAGCGAAGTTCTGCACCCGCACCATGCGATGGCCGACCTGCCGCATGCCGATCATCTGGATGGCCTTCTCCAGATTGTCCAGCGTCAGGGGCGGGTTCAGCATATGACCCGTCGGGGACCGCTCGCCAGTCTCCGGGTCGCACACCCCGCCACAGGGGACGGAGATGTAGTTGCCCGCAGGAACCTGAGGCCCGAAGTCCTCTTCGGTGTTGAAGAAGTCCGGGTTGGGGCCTTCGGCCGTGGCCAGTACGCCCGTGGTGAGGACATCCTCGGTGTCCCGGGCCCAGCGCGCCATCTCCATGGGGAGCGCCCGGAGAACACCCAGCTCGTCGTTGAGGAACGCCTCCCACGAGAAGGGGAATCGCGCTCCGTACTTGTTGACGAAGTAGTCCGAGCCTTCGGTGGTGAGGTTGAAGGTCGGGTACTCCGTCAGTTCCGGGATCCTCGGAAGCGCGCGGACGTGCCGGGTCGCGCCACCGTTGTAGTCCGGGAGCTGGTTCAGCCCGGTGTCCCATCGCACCAGACGGGCGGGCCGGAAGTCGGGGACGGTGGTCCGCTGGGCCAGGGCGGGCCACTGCTGCGGAAGCTCCGCGTAGTGCCCCATCACGCTGGCCTGGGAGATGTTCGCGAACAGCAGGGGGAAGTCGCCACTGGAAACCGCCTCGTGCAGCCGCGCGATGGCACTGAGCGAGCCGGTCCGCTCGGCTTCCGCAATGATCTTGGCCAGCTCCAGTGAGCGCTTCGACTTCTGGAGGCGGCTCATCGCCAGCTGCTTGCCGGTGACACGCCGCTTGCGGAGCGATTCCGCGATCTTCTCGTACTCGCGGTTCGGGGTAGCCGTGATGCCCTGAAGGACGTCAAGAGCCTGAGTAGTCATGATGCTGTAGCTCCTTTCGTCTCGTCAGGACCCGATGACGGGCTTGTCGGGGTTCGTGTTCGGGTTCGGCGCGATGTTCTGCACGATGTTGATCACCGGGATGAAGGCACCGGGAGGAGGCGGCGTACCAGCCCAGTCATCTGGGTAAGGCAGCTTGGTCTGCTCCACGATGTAGCCCAGCCAGTGGTCACCTTCGGCGTTCACCGTGAGGACCGGCTTGTTGTCCGCATCACCCGGCGTCGGGGTCCACGTGATGCCCACGGCAGTGCCCGAACCCATCGCGGACGGGTCCCAGCCCTCCACCGGGTAGGCGAAGGCGCCGACCAGGGCAATGGAGGCCCATCCGGGCTCCAGGCTGTTGGCCGTGTTCCGCTTCACCGTGAAAGACACGCTGGAGCGGCTGGCCGAAGGGGTCCCCGGGTCGGGCCAGGCCATCTCGACCCCGCCCACCTCCTGGGCGAAGCCCACAGCGTCGCCGATGAGTACAGGGTCACCGTTGCGAATCGACCCCGTGTAGGTGTCCTCGCCTGGGGTGTGGTCGGGGAGCTGGAAGTCCAGCCAGTGCCCGTACTTGTAAATCTCGTTGGTGGCCACTGTTACCGGTCACCCCCCATGAGGAGAGACTCGATCTCGGACAGATCGGCGCTGGTCGAGGCGTCCAGGCGTTCGCTCAGAGTGGACTCGGTGAGCCCCAGACCTGAGGTCTCCCGGTTCACCTCGCCCTTCTCCGACTCCCGCAGAAGCTTCCGGGCGTACTCGCGCTCCTTCTGGATCTCCGCATGGAGGTCGATCCCCGGGCGGTAGCCCTGCGCGACCCGCAGGAGGGAAGGAACCGGGAGGCCCGCTTCCAGGAGGGCGGTGAGAACTTCGGCCGTGGTCTTGCCTTCGCCGAGCAGCTGGTCGTTTGCCTTCTGCCGGTCCACCAGGAACGTCAGGGCTTCACGGATCGTCTCGACCTCTTTGACCCGGCGCTCACTGTCACGCTGAGCTTCCTTGAGCTGATGGCCTTGCTTGGCGAGTTCGATGGACTGCTGCTCGATGCGGTCCGAAAGGGTTTCACGGAGGGAGGCGACCTCACTGACCAGAGTCCCCGTGGCCGTCGTACCCCCTCCCCCCTTCGGGTCTTCGTTCTTGACTGCCGGAGGAGTTTCCGGCGTGGCCGACTCGGCCATGGTCACCAGCTTTCCACCCGCCCCAGCGCGGGTGACGAGATCGACGGACAAGCCCTTCTCGATGGAGTCGATGGTTCTGCGGCCATTCGCCTCAGTGACACTTCCGGCAGCACGGATGGAGAGCCCGATGACTGGCGCGATGTCCCGCACGAGTCGGCGCGCCTCTTCGGTGAGCTGAATCCGGGCGAACAGACCGCGCCCGTCCGGCCCGTCTTCGTAGCGCGCCGAATCCACCAGGTAACCGGCGATATCCCGCACGCTGCGCTCGGGGCGCAGCTCCTCTTCTTCCGCAGTGGGATGGTCAAAGTAGACGTGCGTGCGGGCCGGAAAGGCGCGGGCGCCGTCCCGTTCCAACACGCTGGCCGGGTAGAAGCCGGAGGACCCCTGGACGTCCGCTTCGATGATGCGCGAGCGCCAGATGCCCTTCCCGGACTCCGCTTCGGTCAGGACGGATGACTCCGAGAGCACCACGGACGAGGCGTTACTCGCCGTGTCGCGTGGTGTACGCAGAGTGTGCATGATCTCAGCGTACAAGGAAATTGGCGACGTGCAGTAATCACATCGCCACGAGGCGTTATGGGACCCTACTCTCCACCCGGCTCCTCGCGGCGCAGCTCATGATCCCCCCGGGACATCGGGTCAGGCTGGCGAGGCGTACGGATGCCTTCCGGGGCAGGGGCGGTACGTGCCTGATTGCCCGTGTTCAGCGCGCCAGGCGACCCCGGGCCACCTGTCCCCTCCAGCCCCCCACGACCTCGGTCGGACGCCCCCCCGGGCACTCCCTGACCTCCGCCCCCCACGGCCAGGGGCAGATCATCCGCCATCGGTGCGGCGTGCGGGAAGTCGTCCCACTTGTCCCGCCATGCCTCCAGGACCATCAGCCGGGATTCGGCGGCGGAGAAGAGCCCCATCCGGACCGCCATGTCGATGGCCTGGAGCCTGCGATGGATCGGCTGCTCCTCGATCTCGGGCCACCGCAGCCGCACCTTCAGGCCCAGCAGCCGGAAGATCCGCTCATACACCGAGTCCATGACCTTCTGGCGAGCCTGCATCACCAGGACCGTAGACACGTCCAGCGCCTGGGCGGCAGAACGGTTGGATAGCGTGGGATCTTCCGTCAGGGCGGGAAGAGGGACATCCAGGGCCGCCGCAACCATCGACGCCAGGGGGCGCCCCGCGTCGAAGTCCACAGTGGTGTTGCGCCCCACCGCACTGAGATCCTGCCCCGCCCCAAGCACGGCGGATGCTCCGACCGCAAGGGGCTGGCCCGTCGAGGGGTCGGTGCGGGGGGTCTGGGCCAATGTCGCCGCCGTGCGCCTGACGCCCCGGGACTTTTCGGATGTGACCTTCCAGGCGAAGCGCGCGTATGCCTTGGTCAGGACCGCAGCGTTCTCCAGGAATTCCTTGTACGCCTTGGTCCACCACACGGCGGGCAGCACGTCCGGGATGCCCCAGCGCCACCCGGACAGGCGGTTGAATGCGACGTGGACCATGATCTTGTCGTGGTTCACCGGATCCCCGCCGATGTGAGACCGAGTGCGCCGGTTCGCCCGGGTCGCATGGGCTGCCTCGGTGGGGTACCACTCCTGGCGATAGCTATAGCCGCCCCCGTCGTCAGTATTCAGGCAGTTTCCTGAGTAAACCTGGGGGTGGAACCCGTGCCGCTGCGGGTCCGGGTCAGTGATAGGCCGGGGCTCGAACTCCCGGCCACCCCCGGCGTCCAGCTCCAGGTCCCAGTCATTCCAGGTCCGGCGGATGTACAGCAAGCGCTCCCGGTTACCCCGTTCGCTGACCGCCTCGGTGATCTCCTCGAAGGGGATGCGCTGGACCGTCTTCCTCTTGCGGTCCACCAGGAAGAACAAGTTCCCGTCGGTCGCCGCCGTGTGCTCGATCTCCATCTGCGCCAAAGGGCCAGTCAGAACATCGTCCAGGCCATCAGGGAGTCTCCT